TTCATTGCTGAGATATCCAAAGTTCACGAAAACACCACCAGTAAAAATTGGTCTGGTATATCAGAACCCAGCATGATACAATCTATCCCAGAGTTTAAGCAGAAGTATCTTGACACAATCAACAACATTGTTGAGAGATACAACGGGGATGGTTGGAGATTCCTTGGGTCAAGAAATGACGAAGAATGTATTGCAATACACAGGGATCCAAAAATGGGATACATAACAAATATATCTATTCCACTCATTCCCGACTATGCATTTTTCAGACCAACAAATTTCTACACCGATCTCAATAAAGAGAGCCTGATACACCAAGCCAATTATGAGGTATTTAGATCTCCTGCGATTTTAAATATGAGAAAACCACATAATGCAGGTAATTTTTTCAGAGAACATTTGCTTGGTGTTTACAATGGTTCTAGTATAACATTTCAGGTTATGTTTCTGGACTCATATGATAACGTGAAATCAAAATTCAAACAGAAAGGTTGGTTATCGACCACCCCTTTCTAATTTTTTCCTTATAACTTCCAACTGCTGATCAGTCAAGATTCTCAACGCACCCTGAGCATGGGTGTCATTGTACCCATAATACTCTTTGACGATAGCCAAGTCTTCTTCCTTGATAGGTTTCAACCATTTGTTAAATCGTTTCTTGGGTCGAACAACGCCACGGAGGAAGTCAAACTGTGCCTTCTTATCGACATGAGGTCGGCTGTTCATTTCATTACAAGCAATCACCGTGTCAGCACCATAGCTGAGTGCCTTGTTGATGATGAACGCATTGTATTGTTTCTCAGACCAGTCGTCAACAATCATATCCGCTTTGGTGTGGTGGATGGCATTGACGAAATCAAATGGGCTGATTGTCTTTTTCTTTACTTTAAATTGTTCTTCGTCCAGCTGTACAACTGGATCTCCCATACCCTCAAGTGTCATAATATATTCCTGTAATCGAATGCAATCCTGTGCAGTAATCTGTTTTCCATTCCAGCAAACTTATGTCTCTTATGCAGCGATAACCACTGCTCGCTGATTACAATGTCGCCATCTTTCCAGTGATGGTGGTATTGATAGAATGGGTCTAAACAAAATTCTTTTAACTCGTCAAAAAATGGATCATATTCCTCATTGAATATTTGCAAGAACGGGAAATATAATCCCTCAACGCCTGCATCATTCTTATGGTAAATATCGAATGGCTCCTCACCAACATGGTCGAAAAAATATTCGCTGTCACTTATTCGCCCTTTTTCATAACCACACCAGATCTTTTTTGTTTTTGCAGTTTCTTTCATATGCTCTGGTAGATCTTCCCAGACCTTCGCCATATTCAACCAGCTTGTAACAGAACCCTCAGAACCTTTAACAGCATACAACCAAATGAGTGGCCATCTTTTTTTATTTGAGGTTTGATTGGCATGCCAGTCTAACTCGGATACATGTCCAAACAGACCTTCCTTACCATCTTCGTCTTTTGCCCCAGTAACCCGAAGAACATTTTCGTTAACAGCAATTGGTTTTGTAAAATGTTTGATGTGTTCTTGTTCGTGATAATTCTCAACCTCACCAATCATCTTACAGAATCTGACTTGATCTTCTGGTGTCAGGTTTTTTTGGTCTTTAATTACGACAACTATATTTTCAAGTAATGCTTCACCGACTATTTCAGCCGTTGCTTCAGTAGCATTTTTTATATCAACTTCTAAGTTCAACATTCGCCATAATCTCCGTGAGGCAAGCAGTCAAATTAATTTCCTGGTCGGCAACAAAAGCTGCCTTGTATTGATAGTCTGCAATGAGAAGAACAAGTTGTGGAACTTGCGCTGCTTTGTCCAAGAGCGTATCGTAGATCTTACGATAAACACCTTGCGGGTCTGCGTCAACATTGTTGGCGACCCATTGGCGCATTTTCTTCCAGTCCTTGTCACGCAGACTATCAACCAGTGCTTTGGTATTTACTTCAGCGAGGTTAGAAAGGATTCCCTCGTCAATTTTACCAGACACACTATAGCGTTGCAATTCATTGAGGACACGTCGATAATCAGGAAAATGTTTCATCAAAAGTTCAGCAAGGACTTTTTCAGAATACTCAACATTTTCTTGGTCGAGGATACGAGCCATTCGCTTCATAAAGCGAGCCGCCATCTGTTGGCGATTGGTCTTATCGAGTTTAAAATCCACGACCGTGGTTCGACTGTGTAACGGATCGATAATCCTGTTCTTAAAGTTACAGGTAAATATGAACCGACAGTTTGATGAGAACTCCTCAATGAATGCACGCAAGGCAGGTTGTGTTGAATTAGGATTCAGATAATCTGCTTCGTCAAGAATAACCACTTTTGGCTTGCCCACAAAGGACATAGTACTGGCGAAGTCTTTGATCTTTGTCCGAAGAACATCAATCCCAGACTCCTCAGAGCCATTGATAATAATATAGTCACATCCTAATTCATTACACAACGCACGAGCGACCGTCGTCTTGCCCGTGCCAGCAGTACCACATAACAGCAAGTTCGAAATCTCTCCAGCTTCCACGAACTGTTGGAATGTATCCAAGAGAGAGGAGGGAAGAATACATTCCTCCAGTGTTTGTGGGCGGTATTTTTCAACCCAAAGAAATTCGTCTTGCTTCATCATATAATACTCCTATCCAATTTTATCTTCAGAACCTATACCATCTGATAGGTTCAACTGTAACGCTTCACCACCTGTATCATACTCCCTTCCTTCCAAAAAGGCAAGGATATTCTGCGGAGAAGATACACCATATGGGTCGTCCAAAGCATTGTTTGTAAAACCTCGTTCAACGAACGTCTGTTCGATCTCAAAGTTCTTCACAATCATAGCATAACGCCATGAACGAATACCGAAGCCAAGGTTGTCCTTGTAAACATCCATTCCCATGGAAGAAGTAAACTTACCAGATCCATCTGGGATTACTTTGACGTGTTCAAGTCCTTGATCTTCTGCCCACTTATTCATCACAAAGGTATCATTTACTGATACACAGAAGATGTTTTCAACACCTGCCTTCTGAAACCGAGGATATAACTCCTCGAAATCAGGAAGCTGGAATGTAGAACAAGTGGGAGTGAAGGCTCCAGGAAGTGCGAAGATAACACACTTCTCTCGACCTACAATCTCATGGGATAATTGCATTTCCCATGCGAAAGGATTATCACCACCAACGGATTCATCTCGAACACGGACGTGGTGTACCACATTTGGAATGCGGTGTGGAAATAAAGGCATGGTGTCTCCTTAAATTACAGAGTTTGGCTCGAGAGCCAGCCAGTATTTCATAGTCCCTGATTCATTTTCAAGGAACATAAACTTCTTTTGTGACAAGACGATCTTATAAGAATCGGCAATCACTTTGAAGTTCTCAACAGCGAGACGGCAATCAAACTCTTTATCAGTCTCACCAATAACCTGACGGAAGGTGTTACTACGAGGAGTTGATGGGTCACCGACAGACAATGTCACTTCACCGTCACGACCAACAACACTCATTACTGGTGCACTGATAACAGAAGCAGCACGAGTGATAGTCGTGATTTGCTCTTTATCCATCGTGAATTCAAAGAAGTTATCGACATCAATAGTCTTGTCAGGGGCAGCAGTAATGATAGATGGGTCTGCGTAGAAATACTCAAACTCAGCACCACCGCTGTTGATTTTTAAACTCCCTTCACCAAGATCAAGATCTGGAGTATCAGTGAATGTCAGCAAACCCAACAGGCTGTTGAGGTCATAGATAGCGAACTCTTTGTCAAAAGATTCCGTCACTGTGGCGCGGGAGAAAATGTTCTTGCCAGCACTGATAGTGGCAAGGGTGTTACCTTCACGAACTAGAATGTTCGAGTTAATCGTTGCGAAGTTTTTTAAGACTTCAAGGGTTGGTTTAGAAATGTTCATAATATAGTTCCTCTTTCTTTTCAAGTAGTTTCATAATAATACATCATTAGTGCGCAATAGTCAAGCATCTTCTTCATATTTTTTCAACTCAAATGTCAAGTTCGGATGTATCTCGTAAAAATCTACATCTTCTTGATTGACAGTTTGAGAGAAAAGGTTGATAATTTCTTCGAGTTGATCTTCATCACTCAATTTAATGGTAGTTGTGAGAGAAAGACCATCGATTGATATATGTTGTGAAAACATCCCAGAGTATTCGTCAACTTTTATTTTTATTTCTTCATAAATTCTTATAGTATCAACATTGGGTTCAGATGGACCAAACATATCACCAAGAGAATTTCGAGTTATTATATAATCTATGCAGTAATTTCTTGAAGACATTTTAAAATTTCTTTCTCATAATCGTCATAGTTTAGATACAGTGCAGTCTGTTCAGTGTACTTATAATTCACAGGTGATTCATATTCCACGAATGGCATATTAGGAAATACCGTGTAGTCATTCTTCTTTGGATCGACAGTTTTTGACAAACTCTTCAATCTCCACCTATTATGCTCGTTCACAAAAAACATCATAGCGCGGTAATCATCTTTTGCAAATCTTACAACGTGATGAACAAGTTTTTGAATCACAGTTATACTTTTCTTTATGCCTAGATCTGGTATCACGTATAGTCTGACAGGGCAGACGAATATATTCTTATCGCCTTCATATGGATAGAACCCCATACCGCCAAGATACTTATCGTCTTCTTCGTATGCGAAATATCCACCCTCATCATACGCCTTCTGTTTGAAGATCTGGTGCAGCAATGTTTCTGGGCGATCCCACCAATCTAAGAATTCTATGTTTTCAGCGGTTGGGTCTGTATTAAACTCAGCGGTCTTACACATATCAAAGAGTTTATTATCAACAATGTGTTGACTATCTATCCTCACGAACATTCAGAAACCTTATAAAAAATTGGTATGGCGCGTCGATCAAACCGAACCTTGGGATTCCTGGATTCTTATGATGGAACTGATGGTACAACTCACCGCTATATAATATTGAGAGGAGAGCATTGTTGACTGGTTTTTTATTTGGATGGCCAAGAAGATTCAAGGTGACTTGGAAAATATATGCAACACCAATCGTTGCCGCCCAGAAACCACCCAGACCAGACGCGATCATTAAACCCCCAGAGAGGATTGCAATTTCCCAATACCATCTTGCCTGAAATCCATATAGTCTATCTCTTATCATCCATCTCGGTATTGATGTTACAGATGGTACACCATTGAATACCATAAAATTATCGAAAACACTATGTACGTTTCCATGTGGATCCTTTTCCGTGTCTGTAAATCTATGATGGTTTCTATGTACGGATGCCCATCCCATACTCGGTGTCAATACGAATGCGTTACATAAGAACAGACTGACAATCTCTACAAACCTCGATGGTTGCCAAGACTTATGAGAACAGTATCGATGTTGAAACCCAGAAATAAGATATCCAACAAGAAGATTACTCGCGACCAACCAAACCAACAACTCAAAGATAGGCAATGTCGGTATCCAAAAGACTGAATATAATGTGCACATAACGTAGAACGCTGTGTGCATATATCCTGTCTTGTTACCGATTAGGGTTATTAGCATTATACTTCCAGAACTAATGAGGACGATTTACCACCAAAGGCAAACGAATTCTTCACTGCAATTTTTTTAGTTAGTTTCTGTTTGTATTTATACACATATTCCAAATCACAATCATCGATGTTGAAATTTTTTGGTATGACGCCATTACACAAACACATCACACTATAGATTGTCTCGTTGATTCCACTCGCTGCAAGAGAGTGACCGATCTTAGACTTAAAACTCAACACAGGAGTTTCAGGAATGACTGCTTGTATTGCTGCATACTCTAGGTCATCGCCAATTGGTGTTGAAGTGCCATGTGCGTTTACGAATGCAACATCATCAAGATCAATACCATTTGTAACAGCAGACATCGATGCTTTCGCGCCAGTCATACTTAAATCAGGAGAGGTGGGGCTACCGAGCGCACCATCTGTGTGGTGTGAGATGTTGTTTATGTAAGCGATTATTCCAGCACCACGTGCCTTTGCGTCAGACTCTTTTTCTAGGACGAGACAACCAGCACCCTCACCCATAATGAATCCATCTCGGTTACTATCAAAGGGACTCGATTTTGTACCGAGAGCACCCAATTGATTGAAGAGATACATATCATCGTCTACAGCAGGAGTATCTGTGCCGCCAACAATTACATACTTGTGAGTCTTTAGAAGGTGTGTTGCATAGTCGATCGAATATAACCCTGTTGCGCATGCTGCATCCATACTAACACAAGCACCGCGATAGTCAAAGGTTTGACTGATCAGTCCAGCTGTAAAATCATTTAGATATTGGACAGCAGTTCTTGGTGACAGACGTTTACCATCACGCATCTTGTCAATGAATGGTCCAGCCTCAGTTTGTGGTTTGGCTGCAACCGAACTGAATACAACAGCTACATCGGTGCTGTCCATACCTGCAGTCGCCTGTTGCACAACGTGGAGTGCATTCTTAGAAGCCACAGTAAGAGAATTGTGCATCGGTTTGCGGATGCCTTCTGGAATATTGTATTCGGGAACAGAAGTCTTAAAACACTTCAACCCTTTGAGAGATTCAATCTCTGTCTCAAACTCTACAGGATCGATATATTCTTCACTCAACATATTTTCGAAACATTCCATCGGACTTGTTCCGAGGTTGTCAACGATTCCCACACCTGTTATTACAATTCTATCATTCATTTCCATACTCAATCATCATTGTCTTGATGTTATCTAACATTTTATTGTTTTTGATCGACTCCATAACCTGACCATCATCAGAGAAGTCATACATATACAGGAAATCCTCATCAGTCGAGGAGATCTCATGCACCTTCAGTAACTTTTTAACTTGAAGGAAATGTAAAAGATCCTCGGCAATGTCGAGGCTCTCATTGAATTTATAATTTGCCGCAGCACGGCTGTATAGAAGATACCGATTAAATGGCTCTCCATTGAAAGTCTGAGAACGAATAAACTCTTTGTATTTGAAGTAATAGTCTAGATCTTCCTTTTCCCAAGTCAGACCGTGGCGCATAATCTTGGGCAGTGTTTCAATATCGCTCAATGTGATCTTCTTACCGCTAGAGGATATTGCATATCCGTTAGTCAGGCATGCAACATCAAACTCGTTGTTTTCGATCTCCTCATGTAATCGAGCAATACAAGTTTCAGAAATGTAATCATCTCCATCGATCTGAAGGAGATAATCAGCGTCAGTAGCGAGGAAGTATCTCAGGACAGAGTTCTTTCCCATTCCTGGAGTCCCGTTCGACTTTGTTTTTGTCACAGGGAATCTATGATCAAAAGAAATTTGGGTCGCCAGAGAAGAGTAGTCGGCATCAGTTGTATTAATAACGACGATCCGCTCATGAGGAGAGAGGTTTGAGTTCACGGATTCCAAACACCGCTTCAACTTCTCTGGCTTCCCATTGGTCAGGATAGCGACCAAAACTTTAGCCATCTGAATGTTCCTTGTCGTGAACATACAGAGCAATTAAACCATAATGCAAGACTTTCAGTAAGTCTTTGCGATTGTATCCATCTTTGTTTCCATAGCGTTGAGCATACTTCATAATGTTGCCGATGGTGAAACCCTCACCATGACCGCCATCAATAATAAACTCAGTGGCTTGAAATTTGTTTTGCGAATAATGCTCGCCATACGTGGCATCAACATACTTCTGAAGGTCAGCCATCAGCTGACCCTCATTGTATTTGTAATCAATCAATCCATATTCCTCAGCAGTTATTTCCATAGACTCGGACATCACTTTCTACTTTCCAAATAATTCATCTAATTCATCTTGAGACGCAACAACAGTCTCATCATCAGTCAGCGCACCAGCATCGACCTTGGTATATAGGTCAATGAATGCCGCACGAGTATCTTCATCGAAGCGATTCACGCACATCTCGATCGCTTTAAGGCGGTCATCGAACATAGCGTAGGCATTGACGATGTGCTCAATACGACGAGTTGATACGAGGTCATCGATCGCGCCTTCGTTGAAGGTCTTGCGGATAACGTCAGCCCAGCGAACCAGCTTCTCAGCGAAGTCCTCATCGACCTTACCGACACGCTGCATCTTGCCAAGCACGATACGCTTCTCTTGTGATTCAGTAGGAAACTGTTGCTCAATAGTGATAGCAAAACGCTCAAGGAATGCCTCATCAAGAATCTGGGCAGAGATAAACTTGCCATCATCAGAGCCACGACCCTTGGTGTTAGCAGTAGCGACAACAGTGAAGCCAGCAGAAGGTGCGACCATCTCACCAGTCTTCTTGTTGAAGTATGGCTTACCCTCAAGGATAGCCTGCAGACACATCAGCTTGTTAGAGCCACGATCCAGTTCGTCTAGAATCAGAACCGAGCCACGCTTCATGGCGGTCAAAACTGGACCTTCACGATACACGACATTGCCATCAACCAGCGTGTTACCACCGATCAAATCATCCTCGTCAGTCTCAACAGAGATATTGACGCGGATCGCTTCACGCTTTAGTTTAGCGCAAATTTGCTCGATCATCGTGGTCTTACCATTACCTGATAGACCAGAGATGAAGGTAGGATAGAACAGACCAGACTTGATAATCTTGGTCAGGTCTTTGTGGAAGCCGAACGCCACATAGGTGGGGTCGACCACGGGGACGAGGTTATCAACCTCAACTGCAAGTTTGGCTTGCGTCACGACTTTTGCATCCTGTACTGGGGCAGGAGCGGTCACAGGAGCATTATTGCTCACAACAACCTTCAACCCTGCTGCATCTACAGCGTATTTATTGTATCCAACTTTGTTCTCGCGAAAGAACCAGTGGGGGTATGATATGCCGAGATCCTCAACGATCTGGGCAACTTCTGGACGACTGAATGTCTCTTGACTCTTGGCATTCAGGGCTTCAAATAGCTTCTCACGATTCAACTTACTCATAACATAATCCTCTCTCATCAAGTTATATACATATTATCGCTCATTCGAGCACAAAAGTCAAGCGATTTTTTCAATAAATTTACCTAAAAATTTGCGCGAGGTAGTCTTTTTCTTCTGGAACTTCTTGAATCCACGAACCAGATCACCTTTCTTATCACCTTCTACCTCCAACTCAGACTCCTCTCCGAGGTCTTTAGAGCGAAGGATGAACGCTGTCGGGAAGCCATCCAGACCATCCATTTGGATGTATCCATCACTCAACCACTCTGTCTTCCAAGACTTCTCGAAGGCTTCTCCAGCATTCCAACCGTGCATATTTGTGTGGTATTGCCTGATTTGGTTCTTGCCTGCGTCACTCAGGAAGTAGTTTACAGTGCGAGACCCAGTGGTCTTGTCATAGTGAGCAATCAG